AGACACGATCCGCATCGCGGAATACTTCTACAACACCTACGAAAAATCCACGCTGCACCTGTACCCCGACAACCAGACTGCGTTCCGCGGCACGCCGCAGGACAAGCAGCTTATGGCCATGTTCGGCAAGCCAATCCGCAGCCGCGAAGTTGACCGCAAGAAGGTCATGTGGATGAAAACCAACGGCTTTGACGTGCTGCAAGAGCGCGAATGGGCCGGCAAGTGGATTCCCGTCGTGCGCGTCATCGGCAACGAGTGGGAAGTCGATGGGCAGATGTACATCAGCGGCCTTGTGCGGAACGCCAAGGACGCCCAGCGGATGTACAACTACTGGACGAGCCAAGAAGCTGAGATGCTGGCGCTGGCCCCCAAGGCGCCGTTCATCGGCTACGGTGGCCAGTTCGAAGGCTACGAGATGCAGTGGAAGACTGCCAATACGACCAACTGGCCGTATCTGGAAGTCAACCCAGACGTGACGGATGGTGCAGGCTCGGTTCTACCCCTGCCCCAGCGTGCGCCGCCTCCGCTGCCCCAAACGGGCCTGATCCAAGCCAAGATGGGGGCTGCTGACGACATCAAAGGCACCACCGGGCAGTACGACGCCAGCCTTGGGATGCAGGGCAACGAACGCTCTGGTAAGGCCATCCTCGCCCGCGAAAAGCAGGGCGACGTTGGCACCTACCACTACGTGGACAACCTGGCCCGCGCGATCCGCCACATCACCCGGCAGATCGTTGACCTGATCCCGAAGATTTACGACACGCAGCGCATCGCACGCATCATTGGCGTCGATGGCGAAGTCGATATGGTCAAGTTTAACCCGTCGCAGCCGGAAGCCGTCAAGGAAATCCGTGACCCGCAGACCGGCGGCATGATCGAGAAAATCTACAACCCCAGCGTCGGCACCTACGACGTAATGGTCACGACTGGCCCAGGCTACATGACCAAGCGTCAGGAAGCCTTGGACGCCATGAGCCAGATTCTGCAAACCAACCCGCAGCTTTGGGCTGTGGCGGGCGATCTGTTCATCAAGAACATGGATTGGCCCGGCGCGCAGGAGATGGCGGCGCGGTTCAAGAAAATCCTTGATCCGAAGGTTCTGTCGGAAGGCGATCAGTCACCTGAGATGATGGCGGCCCAGCAGCAACTGGAAGCCATGACGCAGGAACTGAACCGCATGACGGACATCATCTCCAACGTGCAGGACAGCGTCGCCCAGCGCGAGGTGGACATCAAGGAATACAAGGCCCAGGTGGACGCCTACGATGCCGAGACGAAGCGTATCAGCGCCATGCAGCAGAGCATGACGCCAGAGCAGATTCAGGACATCGTCATGGGTACAATCGCTGCGGCGCTGGACACCGGCGACCTGATCGGCGGCGCGCCAGAGATGCGCGAGATGCCCGACATGGAGCAGCCCGAGATGCAGCCGGAAATGCCGCCTGAGATGGGTGAGATGCAGCCCGAGATGCCGCCCGAAGGAATGATGGAATGACGTGCGCGGACTTCATCGGGATGCTGTTTCTGGCGCGGGATGTGACGCACTCCGCACACCTGAACACACGCAGCTACGCCAAGCACGTCGCGCTGAACGAGTTCTATGACGGCGTGATCGACTTCGCGGACAAGTTTGCCGAAGCCTACCAAGGCAAGTACGGCCTGATCGGGCCAATCTCGCTGATGTCAGCCAAAAAGACCAACAACGTGGTGGAGTTTTTGGAAGGCCAGTTGGCTGATCTGGAGAAAATGCGCTATAAGGTGGTCGATAAGGAGTGTACCCCGCTCCAGAACATCATCGACGAGATTTTCGGGCTGTATTACACCACCCTGTATAAGCTGAAATTTCTGGCGTAAGGAACGACTATGGAACTGCTCCGCCCACTTAATGATGCTGGGTTTGCAACGCAAAACGCAGCGTACTCAGGAACTGCGGCGTCAACAACTGGTTGGAACGCAGGGCCGCAAGGTGTGTTGATTTGGTCTACAACTGACTCGTATGTGCGTGTTGGCGAAGGCGTGACAGCCACATCCGCAGACACACCCCTTCCGGCCTTTACGCCCGTTCCGTTTACGGTTCCTGCCGGCACCGGCGGTGTGTGGCGCGTCAGCGCGCTTCAGATTGGTGTATCAGGCACCGTTTACGCCAAGCCGATCAACATTCGATGAGTTTTGGTATTCCTGTCCGTAACGGTCTGTCCGTTGGGATAGGCACGTTGGCAACCCTTACTTCGGGGTCTGGAACCGGCGGACGAAGCCGCCGCGGGGAGCCTACCCTTATTCTCGACTTTATTGGCGGCAACGTGCCTTACGGCGCAACGCTGGGCTTGGACTTTACAGGCCAGACATACACCGCTTTCAGCGCCGATCCATCTGCGTCGGGCTTTGCAAACTTCTGGGCTTGGAGCTAACTCATGCCGCTGACCAATTACACCTTCCAGCAACTGATCGACTTCACCCGCACGTCCTCCGGCACGTTCGTTGGCAGCAATGGCCTGATCCAGACCACCCCGCAGTCGCGGAACCTGCTGACGTTCACGCAGGAGTTTGATAATGCGGGTTGGACGAAGAACAACGCGACCATTACAGCGAACAGCACGGTTGCGCCTGACGGCACCAGCACTGCCGACAAACTGAATGAAACCGCAACCACCGGCTTTCATAACGCAGGGCAGGCCGGCACCGTAGCCTCGTCTACTGTCTACACCGTTTCGGTGTACGCCAAGGCAGCGGAGCGCGGGTGGCTGGCGCTTGACCCCGTGAACCCCAGCGTTGCGAACCACATCACATATTTTGATCTGGTCAACGGCGTTGTCGGCACTAACGCGGCGGGCAACACTGCTGCAATCACATCTGTGGGCAACGGCTGGTATCGCTGCTCCGTCACGCGCACGACCACCGGTAGCCAAACCAGCATCCGAATGGAGGCGACGACCGCCACGGCGAACAATACCGCATCCTACGCGGGCGTTGCGGGCAGCGGCATCTTCCTCTGGGGCGCGCAACTCGAACAAGCGTCCACCGCGTCCGACTACACGCGCAATGTCGGCGGCCTGTTCCCGCCGCGCTTTGACTACGACCCGGTTACGCTGGCACCGCGTGGCATCCTGATCGAGGAGCAGCGGGTGAATTTGTTGGTTCGCAGCGAGCAGTTTGATAACGCGGCATGGGGGTTAGTACAGGCAACCGTATCTGCAAACACAGCAATTTCGCCCGATGGCGCAAGCAATGCCGACAAGTTGGTGGAAAACACCGCTTCTAGCGTTCAGCATTTTATTTACGCTTCCACTTCGAAAGCCGCGTCTTCGATTACTTATTCCGCGACGGTTTTTTGTAAAGCCGCTGAACGCAGTCGAATTCGCATATGGCTGCATGACTCTGCGGGTAACGGGCCTGATGCTGACGCAAACTTGTCAGCCGGAACAATTGGCGCGGCAGTCAATCGCGGGGCTGGTTGGACGTCTGTTTCTAGTTCCATCACAAACGTGGGCAATGGGTGGTATCGCTGCACTGTTATTGGAACCTCCAACTCCGCTACCAGCCTAGAACTTCGCCTTACTTTGCTGGATAACTCTGGCTCTGTTAGCTACACAGGTGACGGTACTTCCGGTTTGTTCCTCTACGGCGCACAACTCGAAGCCGGAGCCTTCGCCACCAGCTACATTCCGACCGTCGCCAGCCAAGTGACCCGCACCGCCGATCAGGCCAGCATCGTCGCGCCTATGTTCGCGCCTTGGTATAACGAGTCGGCGGGTACGTTGGTGTTCGAAGGCACAAGCCTTACGACGTCCGGCTTTACGTGGCCCGCTATCGCAAGCAGCGGCTCTGCTGCCAATGCTTTTGGAACCTACAGATCAGCCGCTTTCGTTGCCGGCTTTATCGCAAGTTCCAGCGTGACCCAGATGGAGATCACCTCGTCGCCCGTAGTGGCAAACGTGCCGTACAAACTGGGCATAGCCGCGCAAGCCAACAACGGTAACTTCTCGTTCAACGGCAATATCGGGACAGCCGACACCGCGATTACCATGCCGGTGGTGAACCGTCTTTCTCTGGGTGTTAACTCTGCGGGCAATGCCGAGTTCCTCAACGGCCACATCCGCCGCGTAACCTATTATCCGACAAGACTGAGCGATCTTCAGCTACAAGCCCTCACGGCCTAAGGGAGCAACACACCGTGGATCTCTTTCTCTACACCGCCACCGAAGAAGACATGACCACCGCGCTCACCGCTGCGGGCGTCATTGACGAGGAGGGCAACCCGACGCCTGACTTCTCGGTCGATCAGATCGGGCCATTCCAGCGCGTCACCGGCTACGACGATGCGGGCGAACCGATCATCGTGGACTATCCCGATTGGCACACGAACTTGCGCGGCAGCTTCAGCGATGAGCAACTGGCCGCGCTGGAGCCGCTGCGCGTCAATCCGGCAGTGCCTTACCGGGTATTCGCCTGACGTTGCACGCAGACAGTGTATGATGTAGATTTGGCGTAACCTTACTGGCGAGGCACACCAGGAACTCCATAGGGGTTACACATGGACGAAACTGTCCCGACTGAAGCGGTTGCACCCGCGCCGGAACTGGAAGCCACGGCAGCAATCCAGCCCGAAGAAAACACAACGCCGGAAACGCCTGTCGAACAGGAAGCGCCCAAGACCTTCTCACAGGAAGAATTGGATGCAATCGTCGGCAAGCGGCTTGCAAGGGAACAGCGCAAGTGGGAGCGAGAGCAGGCTCAACGGCTGGAAATGGCCCAGGCGCAGAAAGCGGCAACACCGCCATCTGACTTGGCCCCTGACCAGTTCAACACCTACGAAGATTACGCAGAGGCTTTGGCCGAACGTAAAGCGGAGGAGTTGCTGGCACGGCGGGAATCCGACCGCCAGCAGAAGGCATTGCTTGAAAACTACCACGACCGTGAGGAAACAGCGCGGGATCGGTACGACGACTTCGACCAAGTCGCCTACAACCCCAATCTGCCCGTCACGGAGATAATGGCGCAAAGCATCCAGGCTTCCGACATTGGCCCCGATGTCCTGTATTGGCTCGGTTCCAACCCGAAGGAAGCGGAACGCATTGCCCGGCTGTCGCCCATCTTGCAGGCAAAAGAGATCGGAAAACTTGAGGCCGGTATGGCGTCAAGCCCGCCGGTTAGAAAAACTTCAACCGCCCCGGCACCGATTGCACCTGTCACAGCCCGCGCTTCCAGCGCGCCCGCGTATGATACGACCGACCCCCGCGCCGTCAAAAGCATGAGTACGTCGGAATGGATCGAAGCGGAACGGATGCGGCAGATCAAGAAGTACGAGGCACAACGCAACCGCTAAGTTAGGACGACCAACATGGGTAACTCGATTCTTACTATCGACATGATCACGCGCAAAGCGCTTGAGATTCTCGAAAACAACCTGGTGCTGACCCGCAACGTCAACCGCCAGTACGACGACAGCTTCGCCACCGAAGGCGCCAAGATCGGCTCCACGCTGCGTATCCGTCTGCCCGACCGCGCTCTGGTCACCGACGGCGCCGCCCTTCAGGTGCAGGACGACAACGAGCAGTTCACGACGCTGACCGTTGCCAACCAGAAGCACATCGGCGTGAACTTCACGACCGCCGAACTGACGATGCAGATGGACGATTTCGCAGAGCGCGTGCTGAAGCCGCGTATCTCGCAGCTTGCCGCCAGCATCGACGCTGACGTGGCCAACGCCTTCCAGACCATCGGCAACTCGGTCGGCACCCCCGGCACCACCCCGTCCACTTCGCTGGTTCTGCTTCAGGCCCAGCAGAAGCTGAACGAGAACGCTGCCGTGATGTCGCCGCGCTATGCGACGGTCAACCCGGCTGCGAACGCCGGTCTGGTCGAAGGCATGAAGGGTTTGTTCAACCCGACCGACACCATCAGCAAGCAGTTCAAGAACGGCATGATGGGTACGGGCGTGCTTGGTTTCGACGAAATCAACATGTCGCAGTCGATCAAGCAGTTCACGACCGGCACCCGCACCGCCACCGGCGGTTCGACCTCGGCGGCGGTGACGGCTGAAGGCGCCACCACCATCGCCATCACCGGCGCTGGTAACGCAAATACCGTTCGTGCCGGTGACGTGTTCACCGTGAACGGCTGCTTTGCTGTGAACCCGCAGACCCGCGAAAGCACCGGTTCGCTGTTCCAGTTCGTCGCGCTGTCCAACGTCACGTTGGGTTCGTCGGGCGAAGGCAACATCACCGTTGCGCCGATCTACTCGGCAGGCAACGCGCTGGCCACTGTGAACTCGCTGCCGGGCAACGGTCAGGCTGTCGTGTTCGTGGGTGCTGCTAACACCCAGTACGCTCAAAACCTGGTGTACCACAAGGACGCCATCACCTTCGCCACCGCCGACCTTCTGCTGCCGCAGGGTGTCGATATGGCGTCGCGTCAGGTGCATAACGGCATCAGCCTGCGCGTTGTTCGTCAGTACGACATCAACAACGACCGTATGCCCTGCCGTATCGACGTTCTGTACGGCTACAGCACGATCCGTCCGCAGATGGCTTGCCGCGTCTGGGGCTGACCTGAAACTGGCCCCCGGTTCGCCGGGGGCCAACTCTTTTGAAAGGATTCTACGATGGCTCTTCCCAATGGCACTGGCGGCTACCAGGTTGGCGCTGGCAACCTGAACGAACCGCTGATTGACGCAATTCCGCTGCCTGTTTCTGTTACTGGCACGGCAACGCTGACCGCAGCCCAAGTGCTGAACGGCATCATCCTCGTCGGCAGCGGCGCCACCACGGCGCAGACCTACACGCTGCCGACTGTGGCGCTGCTGGAAGCTGATCTGTCGAGCGCCGACAAGGTTGGCTCGTCCTTCACGTTCCGCGTTGTCAACCTTGGCACGTCGTCCGGTACTGCGATCATCGCCGCCGGCACTGGCTGGACGGTGACGGGTTCGCTGACCATGACGATCCCGGTCACGACCGGCGCGACTATGGTCGCCCGCAAGTCGGACACCGGTGCTTGGGCGCTGTACCGCGTCAATTAATAGGTTAGCCCCGGCCCACAAGCCGGGGCTACCTTTTCAGGAGACAGACAATGTCCAACACCAAAGCAATCGGCGTTGCCTTCCTTGACCAAGACATTGTCGGCGCTCAGTTTATTCTGAGCGACGAACAGCTTGGTTACACCGCTGCCGCGCAAGGCACCGTCACGCAGTTGACGGACAAAAGCACGGCGGTGACGCTGAACAAGTCGGCTGGCCGCATCACCATGAACAACGCTTCGTTGAACACGGCTACCAACGCCACGTTCACACTCAACAACAACCTGATCTCCGCCAACGACACCGTGGTTCTTACGATCTCCGGTGGTCAGGCAACTCCCGGTTCGTACAACGTGTTTGCCAATGCGTTGAGCGCCGGTTCAGTCAGCATCAGTTTGCGTAACATTTCCGGCGGCACGCTGTCGGAAGCTGTGCAGATCAACTTCGCGCTGATCCACTGCGTCTAAAAACTTGGGCGGCCTTCGGGCCGCCCATTTTACGGAGTTTCTATGGCTGTCATCTACATGGTTCACCCGTCGCACGGCGCAAAGGTGGCGATCTCCGAAGACGAAGCGAATTTGGATGCAATGAACGGCTGGCAGAGGTATGATCCGGTCACGTCATCTGTATTGGCGGACGAAGACGAGGATGAACTCGTCAACGAAATGGCGGCACCAAAGCGGCGCGGACGCCCGCGCGCGAAACTGGAAGACTGACCCATGACCAGCGCCGGCGACATCATCAACGGTTCCTTGCGGCTTTTGGGTGTCCTGGCCGAAGGTGAAGTGCCGTCAGCGGAAACGTCGCAAGACGCGCTGGCCGCCATGAACCAGATGATCGACAGTTGGAACACCGAACGGCTGTCGGTGTTCGCTACGCAGGATCAGGTCTTCACATGGCCATCGGGCCTGTTGTCGCGCACGCTGGGGCCGACCGGCGACTTTGTCGGTAACCGCCCCGTGCTGCTGGACGACAGCACCTATTTCCGCGACGCCAGCACCGGCATCAGCTACGGCATCAAGTTCATCAACCAGCAGCAGTACAACGGCATTGCGGTCAAGACGGTCACATCGACCTTCCCGCAGGTCATCTTCGTCAACAACACGTTCCCCGACATCGAGATGTTCATCTACCCGCGGCCCACCCGCGCGCTGGAATGGCACTTCATCTCTGTTGAGGAACTGACCAAGCCTGCGGTTCTGGCGACCGAACTGACGTTCCCGCCGGGCTATCTGCGGGCGTTCCGCTACAATCTGGCCTGCGAAATGGCACCGGAGTTTGGCGTTGAGCCAAGCCCGCAAGTGCAGCGCATCGCCATGACATCCAAGCGCAACCTGAAGCGCATCAACAACCCTGACGACATCATGTCCATGCCGTACAGCATTGTGGCGACGCGGCAAAGATTCAACATCTTCACTTCTAATTATTGACTGTATTTGCTATGTTTTTCGCCCACAAAACCTTTGGTTCCCTTGACCGCTCGAAGAAGTCCTTGCGACTTGTACGTGTTGATAGCGTGCTGAATGTTTTCGCGGTGCGTAACCAACTCAAGATTTTCCAGACGGTTATCCGCGCGGTTCAAATTCTTGTGGTTAATTTCCATCTTGTCTGGGATAGGCCCAACAAAAGCCTCCCACAAAGCGCGGTGGACGGCGACTTTGGTGTACTTTCCATCTTTGCACGGGCTAAATCTAACATAGTGATCGCGCGCAACGTGCGTCTTGACCGGCCTGGCGTGGCTATCGCCAGCCCACGTCTTGCCGTGCTTGATGTTAAACGCGGTGGTAGTGCTGGTGCCAAGGAAATCGGCCACAGCACCCAACGCGGCGCCATCGGCAAACATGGCTTTGGCCTTGATAATTTGTTCGGCGCTAAACAACTTTCCGCGCGCCACGCGTCGCACACGCGCAAGATCGCTAATTTCGTAAAGGCCTTCGTAGCCGCGGATTGGTTTCCATATCTCCATGCCGTAGAGGTTAAACCCATATACGTTGGAGGTCAACCATGAAAAGTCCCATCCTCGGATCGGCTTATGTTGCCCGCAGCATCAACGCCGCCAACAACCGCATGGTCAACCTTTTCCCAGAGGTTGTGCCGGAAGGCGGGCAGATGCCGGCGTTCCTCAACCGCGCGCCTGGGCTGAAGTTCCGGCAGGCTGTTGGCACCGGGCCGATCCGCGGGCTGTGGGCGCACCAGACGCAGGGCGCGGACTTCTACGTCGTGTCTGGCCAACAGGTGTTCAAACTGTCCTCGCTGACCGGCACGCCTGTGCTGCTGGGCGCGGTTACTGGCACCGGGCCGGTGTCCATCGCCGACAACGGCGACCAGATCATCTTCGCGTGCAACCCAGACGCCTTCGTCTACACCGAATCGACCAACACGTTTGTGAAAGTCACCGATCCTGACTTCCCCGGCGCGGTCACGGTCGGCTATCTCGACGGCTACTTCGTGTTCAACCCACCCAACAGCCAGCGCCTGTACGTCACCAGCCTGCTGGACGGCACGCAGATCGACCCGCTGGACTTCGTCAGCGCCGAAGGATCGCCAGACGGCGTGGTCGGCCTGATCGTCGATCACCGCGAAGTGTGGGTGTTTGGCACCGACAGCACCGAAGTCTGGTACAACGCCGGCGGCGCGGACTTTCCGCTGGCCCGCATCCAAGGCGCGTTCAACGAGATCGGCTGCGTTGCGCCGTATTCCATCGCCAAGCTGGACAACAGCGTGTTCTGGCTGGGCTGCGACGCTCGCGGGCAGGGCATCGTCTACCGCGCGTCTGGCTACGTCGGTCAGCGCGTGTCTACGCACGCCGTCGAATGGCAAATCCAGCAGTACCCCAATATGTCGGACGCGGTGGCGTACACCTACCAGCAAGACGGCCACGCCTTCTACGTCCTGAACTTCCCGACCGGCAACACGACGTGGGTTCTGGATGTCGCCACCGGCGCTTGGCATGAGCGGGCGTATTTCGACAACGGCCTGTTCTCCCGCCACCGCGGCAACAACCAGTGCAACTTCCTCGGCAACATCGTGATCGGCGATTACCAGAACGCCAACATCTACACCTTTGACCTGACGACCTACGCCGACAACGGCACGCCGCAGAAGTGGCTGCGGTCGTGGCGGGCGCTGCCGACTGGCCAGAACAACCTGAAGCGCACGGCGCAGCACGGCCTTCAGATCATGTTTGAGTCTGGCACTGGGCTTGACGGCGTCGCCTTTGGCGACACGCAGACGTTGCCCGACTACTCGCTGTCGCTCGACTTCACCGACCAACTGTACGACCAGCCGACCACCGCGCCGGTCGTGCAGGGCGCAGACCCGCAGGCTATGCTGCGTTGGTCGGACGATGGCGGTCACACATGGTCGAACGAACACTGGGTGTCGATTGGCCGTATCGGCGCGTATGGCCAGCGCGCCATCTGGCGCCGCCTGGGCATGACGATGAAGCTGCGCGACCGCGTGTACGAGGTGTCTGGCACCGACCCGGTCAAGCTGGTCATCATCGACGCCGAACTGATGATAAGCGGCACCAATGGCTAGTAGCGCCAACATCACCAACATCACGCCGCCGCGTGTCCAGTTGGTCGAACCAGCCACGGGAATGATCAACCGTGAATGGTATCGCTTCTTTGTGAATATGTTTCGTCTGACCGGCGGCGGCCAGAACGACATCACGCTGGAAGACTTGCAGATCGGCCCTGACGGCGACGCTGCGTCGCTGGCAGCGGTCTTGCAGACCGAAATCCAGAACCTGTCGGTGGCCCCGCCGTACACGCCGCAGTTGATCCGCCACCGTTACGGTTCGTTCTACGATACCACCACGCAGACGGCAGCGGTCATCAACACGCCGTATGCGATGACGTTCAACAACACGCAGTTTAGCCAAGGCATTACCCGCGGCACGCCAACGTCGCGCATCTACGCCGACACGCTGAACATCTACAACATCCAGTTTTCCGCGCAGATAGTTAACACTTCCGGTGGCGGCGCACACCGCGCTTGGATTTGGCTTCGCAAAAACGGCGTTGATGTACCCGACAGCACCACCGTTATCCGCATCCAAGGCAATAACACTGAGGCTGTTGCGGCGTGGAATTTTTTGCTAGAAATGAACCAAGGCGACTATTTTGAACTGATGTGGGCCGCCGATAACACGGGTGTTCGTTTGCAGACATTTGCCGCTTCTGGGTTCTATCCCGCCGTTCCTTCGGTCATCCTCACCGTGACCAACAACATCAGTTCAGAGGGAAATTACTGATATGGCCGTCCTCTCCCCTCCCCCCAAGACGCAGTTTCTGGACGCCTCCGGTGCGCCGCTCGTTGGCGGCAAGGTCTTCACCTACGCCGCTGGCACGACCACGCCGCTGGCCACCTACACCACCAGCGGCGGCACGACACCGAACGCCAACCCGGTGATCCTGAACGCGCGGGGCGAAGCCGACATCTGGTACAGCAACGGCGTGTCGTACAAGGTTGTGCTAAAGGATTCGGCTGACGCTACGATCTGGACGGTGGACAACATCGTCAT